GAAATCATTTGGTCAATTGCGTTTTTGTACTGTTTCATTTTGTTATTGTTTTTGTTATTAATAGTGCTAATATATAAACATTTTATTAACTACAAAAATATTTTAGTATTTTTTTTAATATATAAAATATTCTCCTTTATTAGGATTCTCTAGTTGGTCGGTTAGTACATACCTAGCAGCATCTATACAGTCGGGATGTTCTCCTGTAGGTTTTTGTAATTGATTTCCTTCTTTATCTTTTGCCCATACATATCCTGCTAATTCTCTTTTTAGATTCTTACTTCTTGCAGTAATATATATTTCGTTTTGGTTTATTAAGTTTAAACCATACACTATTGAATCCCTACCTTTGCTTACACCGTAGATAGAATGTCCGTAACCTTGTAACTCTGCTATCGATTTTGGTTCAGCTGAATCAGCTACTATGTTTTCTTTTATATCTTGTTGTTGAAGGAATCTACTTATATCCCTGTTTAACATTCCTTTCTTATATAGAACCTCATCAAATATATAAGCATCATTCCACTTATAAAGTCCTATTAATGTAGTAGGGTCAACCGAATAACCAAAGTCCATTCCATAAGCTAATAGCCTTGCATCATCGGGTATTGTATCTATCTCTTTCCAATCGGGAATACATACACCTTCAATAATTCCTATTTCTCCATCTAAAAAAACCCTACACCAATTCTTCCAGTATGTTGAAGTTTTAGCCTTGTCCCTTGCTTTTTCTAATTCTTTTACAATGCTTTCAGGTAATGCATCATTGTCTTTATATGTTAAAGTAATAAAATCTGTATCAGGTTCATCTACTAATTGTTTATCTACCCAAAATAATGCACTTGGATTATAATCTAACCAGATATATTTATTGGTTCTTATAGCAAGTTCTTGGTATGCATCAAAGCTTGATATAGTATTACACTCATTGACGAACAATAAATCGCGACGACTCCCCCTTAGTTTACTACTATCGTCTGTACTGAAAAACTCAATGTAACTACCACTAGTAAAAGTGTATCTCATTAAAGACTTGTTGTGCTGACTTTCATTATACCTATTTATACTTTTAAGAATATTAATAAAGTCCTTGTAGCTTCCCCTTCTAATTGCAGGGATAGTTCCTGATACAACAGATATAACCTCCCCTTTATTTCTTATGGCATAGTCAATTAGAATAAGTAGAATACAAATAGTTTTTCCAGCTGAGGTTCCTCCGCGCACTATTTTTACCCTACTTTCTAACTCTAATAACTTATCTAATGCTTTGGTTCTTGCAACCTGCATCTATAAGAATATTGGTAAGTCCTCGTTGATAGTAATATCTTTAGTTTCTCTTGGTTTACCTGCATAGTAGTTGTAGAATAACTGAACATATTTAAAGTCCTTTTGTTCTAATCCTTTTTGTAATGCTTCAAACGCTAATGGTTCTAATGGTGTTAACTTTTCTATTAATGCAACCTCTTCTGCTTTAGGTTTTCTTCCTGCATTTTTATTACCACCGTTAAACTTTCTTTTATCCATAATCAAAAAATTTCATTAATGATTCTAGTATAACAATAACATTTACATTAATTTGTTAATTGGAACTCAGGTTTCTGAGCTGTTTTGTTTCCTTCTTCTTTTAGTTTAGTCAATAAAAAATTATACTTCCATTTTAATTCTCTGTATTCTTTTTCATAAAATCCTTCTAAGCTATCAGACCTTTTAAAGGCATCAGGGTTTATTGTCATTGCAGTATTTAATCTATTCTCTATCTGTTGGTAATCTGTTCTAATAACTCTATCGTACATCAACCAACTATCAAACTGTTTTGTAAAATGTAATACAGTAGCATGGTTCTTATTTAATGTTTCAGCTATTGCAGATAAAGAATAGTTAAATTTATTTCTTAGTATATAATAGTATATTGCTCTAGCCTCCACATACTTTCTTTGTCTTGTTGCTGAGTCTAATTTAAAGTTATAGTAATCTTCTATTATATCTTTAATTGTTACTGGTAAAAAGTCTTTATTCATCTTGTAGTTTTAAAATTAATTCTTTTAGTGTTAAATATCCTGATTCATGTATTGCTTTTAAAATACCTGCACAGGCTTCATATTCTTCTCCCTCTTCGTAGATGTCAATGGCTTCTTCGAGTTCTTCAATACTTCTTCCGTTTGCTATATCTACTAAAGCAAGTAAGTAAAATTCTTGTATTATATCTTTATTCAAATTTATTTAAGTCTTTAATTGGTATTTTATAATACTTTGCGCCTTTATTTTGTTCTATTGTGTATTTCATAACATCTTCTCTTTTAATCCAACCAACAACTTCAACTTCGTTTGGGCTTTTTGTTTCATTATATCTTGAACAAATAAAAATATCTTTAGGCTTGTCTATGACATCATAAACTTTTGGCATTATGTATTTAAAATAGTGTTTTGTTGCAGATTTTATTTCTATTTTTTTACCATTAATTAATAAATCATATTCATCATAATTCCCACTATTATCCAATCCTTTTGCTTTTAAAGGAATATTATATTTATTAGATAACCATTCAGTAGTTAAAATTTCACATACAATTCCTCTCCACGCTTCAACATTTGTATATCTATGTTTTCCTTGTGGTATCTTTTTAAAGTTTTCTATTTGCTTTTTGGCAAAAAGTACATTAGAATCATTTACTATTATATTAATCATAATGTTTTATTTATAATTGAAATTATAACTTTCTTTTGTCTTGCAGTTGGTTGTTTCTTTTCTGCGAGAATACTCCTTAAAAATTTTATATCATTATCTAATTTACATTTAGATATTAAATCAACTATAAATAATCTTGAATCATCTGATATAGGCTCTCTTTTAGGTATTACATAATGATTCATCTTTGTATTTTTTCCATACTTTATATCATCATTATAATTTCTAGGTTTTTGGTTACTAAATCTATCCCTTGCCATTATGCTAAAAGTAATTCGTTATCTCGTATTCTTTTGTTGTATATTTCTTTAATGTTTGTTATTATTTTGTATTCATTGTTTTCTACAGGAATAGTATAATTTGAAATTTTATTACAAAATATGTTAATATTAAAGTTTTCATTGTTGTTGTATATATGCTTGAATGCTCTTACTATTTTAGACTGATACAAGTCTTTTTGTTGATTAACAGAATATATTTTATTTAACCAATCTAAAAGTGTTTCTCCTTGTGTGTAGTCTATTTGCATAGTTCCTTTATTTATACCTAAAGTTATTTTATATGCAGGGTTTTTTGGTTTTTTATTTATTATAAATAATTCATTTAACAATGTTTTTTTTGTTTTAGGATATTGAATGTATATTTTATTCATTTTTACATATTCAATATAGTTTTTTGTAGCATAATAATGTATATAATCTTTTGTTCTAGTGTTAGACCTATTAGAATTTATTTCTATTATATCATCTGATGAATGATTTTCATCATAATCTACAATGAATATAATAGAATATCCTAATTGTAAAAGAGCAATAAATCTATGCTGACCATCTGTTATTTTATAATGACCTTCTTCTATCTTAACATTAATGGGTTGTTTTAATCCTTTCTCTTTAATTGATTCTTTATACTCTTTTACTTTCTTAATATTTATGTTTCTATTCTCTTTATAAAATTTAAATAAATCATAATTTTTAGTTTCTTTTAGTTCAAAGTGTTTAATTCTTTTTTCCATAATTTTAAATTTAATTGTTCTTAATTGTTTATAGTATTCCTCTCATTACATACTGGTCTAAATCGTTTTCTTCTTGAAAGAAGTACTTATAGTTATCTACTGCTTGTCTAAATTTGTTTTCGCCTCTTGCTAAAAAGTCATCACTCACATCAAAGATTCCTATATCAGTACTTGCTTTGTCAATTACTAAAAAGGTAAACTTATCCTTATTAAACAATTTTAAGTACAACCACGCTTGTAAATCATATCCATACTTATCTGCACTATATTTAAATGTAGAAAGGTCGGCAGAAGTCTTTAAATCAATTAAAGTGTTTCCCTGTATAATATCTGCTTTACCTCTAAACGCCAATCCATCTATCATTTCTATTGCAGGAACTTCAAACTCTGATTTAGTTAATAGTTTTAATGCTGCTTCATTTCTTAGAACTGCATCTGCTAACCTTTCCGCTGCACTTCTCTCTTTAGTCAAAAACACTTCTCCATACTCTGCTTTAGCATCTTTGTACTTATTAGTATTCTTTGTGGAAGCATCTACAAAATGTAGCTTATCTACTTTGTGCGGTTCGAGTATCATCCAATGAACTAACTTACCTGCTGCCAACGCCGGACTATCTGAGTTAGGGTCTCCATACTTTGTAACGTTTCTGTAAGTCTTAGGACTTTTTAAAATCATTTTAAGGCTTGAACTACTTAAAGCGTGTTTGCCTAAATGTCCGTAGTAGAAATCATCATCATACATCTGTGCAATTATTTCTTCTTTGCCCCAATGCTCTCCGTTTAGTAATGTTATCATAATTCTATAAATTCTATTTGTTCTTGTGTTCTTTTATTTAGTTCTTGTTCGGCTCTTGCTTTATCAGATTCTAAACCTCCACCATTTATAATAGCTATTAGTTCTTGTTCAGTTTGTTTATGCCAAAGCCATTCGTTATAATTAAATTGCATATCGTTCTTTTTTGTAAATATAAACAATTATTTAACATCTTCATCTTTTGGAAAAACTTTTTCTTCTAATTTTTCTAATCTTCGTAGTGCAACCACTAAAGCCTGTTGTGTTAACTTTAAGTCGTGTTGCATCTTAATTAACTTAACCTCTTTCATTCTTGTATATTTGTGAACATACAGCAAAGCGTTGTTCTTTGTTTTTGAAATCTGTTATCATATTAAAGTCAATCATACATCTTT